AGGTCTGTCGACCTAGGGATTATATTTGCTTATTTTGACAGCAAAATGTCGGTTAATAACCGAAACTCTAATCCACGTTTGTTAAATTTTATAAAAGGATCCAACTTCAGCGATTCTTCCGCATTGAAGTCAGACCATTTACCATTCCAAAACTTTTTCCAATTTCCCCTGTATAAATTGGCATAAAACGAGTGACTGAACGCTTCATCAGCAATCATCACACGGTTCATTTTCGAACCATAACTATCAGGGAATATCATTTCTCTCCACACCCCAAAACATTTAAACATGGGTTCTTCTGCATCTTCCTCTGGTTCAACACCAATAGAATTAGAATCTTCAACACCATCATCATCACTTTCTTCGTGATCACTCCAACGAAACTCTTTCGAACTCGAGACTGTTTTGTGTTCTTTTACATTTTTATTATAAATAGGAACAGGAACTGAAACACTCGTAACACTAGAAACTGGAACCACACTACTAGCTGGAGACTCATGACCATCATCCGCACACAAAGACTCGTCATTCTCATAGAATTGATTACACAACACTTCCGCGCTCACAGCAGCGGACGGGTTGCAAATCATTTTAAATCACCATGATGTTGTCTGATACCGTGAACTTTGACATAAAAGTGAATAGTAACTAAAGCATCCTTATCAGCAGAAACCAAGAAATTAATCATCGGCAAATCCGCAGAATTCGGACGAATTTGTCTAGACAACGTATCCTCAGGAATCAACGTATGCACAAACTCATTCCCAACAGTAAAATTATTTGACATAAATCGAACACCAGATGGCTTACCAGAAGCCTGTTTCGCAGTCAAGACGGATAAAACTGAACTAAAACCAAAGTAGAAGGCTTGCTTCTCTGCCGTGGAGTTAAACTTCACAGAAATTTTCACGAGATCTACTCGCCCTGCTCCTGGTAAATATGGGGCTAACAACTTGTCCAAAGGCGCATCACAAACAACACCACTCAACATAATAACATCTGTATACTCATGTTCTCTACTAATATTGGATTCGTGGGGGGCAGGCGGTGTAAGAATTGCATTCGTGATAGGAGTTGTCATAGTTGATCAAAACAACGAGGTGTACTCGTCCCGCATGGGGATCCTAGATATACTCTCGATATAATTTTGAACAAAACGATTCACATCAGGTTGTATAACCTGAGCATGTTTAACCAACTCCTTGTGCGACTCCAACGCTTCAACAGGGATCTGTTCGACATCAACATCATACATGTCTGACCAAGATAGTCTCGTTTTCAAACCCTCTTTCTTTAAGTTGAAGAAAATTCGCGTCATAATAGAATGTGCTCTCAACTCTTCACTAGTCATCAGACCTGGTAACAATTCACGCAATTTGTAATTCCGCAACCACATCTCTCCGTAACCCAAAACTGCTTCTTCACCTCTTCCACTAGCCAACTTCACCAAGAAACGCTTCAACAATATTATCGGATTTTTGAAAAGCGTTCCATCTTTGATACCATGCGATGTGAAGTCCCCACGATCACTCTCATAAATTTTGTCTGAGCATGGATCTATCACCTTAAACGGGACATACATCGGGTTTTCCACAACTGGTGCGGGTAACATCGTGTCATCCCCACCAGATGACAAGGGAACTCCGGGCAACAAATCATATTTGAAACACACTCTCGCGGCTGCAGACACCGTGTTGATCAAGAATGTCCAAACCTCTCCACTATCAGTACAAATCAAGAGATAAACTTTGCCATCGAGTGTTTTGTGTAATTTTGTGTGCACGAACCTCTGTACGACCTCCTCAGGAAACGAAAAGTGTCGCATCAGATTTTCCAAAACACGGACGGCCCACCCTTGAGCGGTGCTATCTTGACCAGTCTGATCTTCCATGTGAAACCTTTTCACCCCAGCATAATGATCTTGAACAAATTTAGCGTACGATTCGTATGAAGCTTTGGCGTGAAAATGCCAATAGGCGGGTTTGTTTTCCAACAACAACTCCAGAAGTATAGTACCATAAGGACCATCAGCAAACAATTCGTAATCCGGGTGAATCCAAATGGGTTGCGGTGGTTTTGACGGCTTCCAGTCCTCATCTTTCAATTTGAGCTGCTGCTTTAAACTTATCATGATCCTAGCATTTGGGTCTGCTCTGTTCAAACTACCCTTCTTCATTGCTTCAGACCGTTCACCGCGCCTCTCTTGAAAAGTTTCTATCGCCCGATGATACTTCAATTCATCCCACGGGATGACCTGGGACCAACCAAGATATTTCTTTAATGCCATCCAACAGTTGTCACCGAAAGCTTTTTGATTTGTGTAATTAGCATAGTTGTCCGCCAATGACACATAAGTCAACCTCTGCTTCTTTGCTAACAACCAAGATTCATGATCATCTCGTCTCTGATTTGCGGCCCAAAGCAAAATTGGATTCAAGGAATACCTCGGATCTTTATCGGTCTTTTCCACCTTTTTCAACATTTGGAAGACATGATTGCTCTTCGCTCTTTTAGATCTACCTGGCGCTTTTTCAATCAATTCGGCTATTTTAGTGGCTGAGTCCAACATCAACCTCGGCGTGTCATCAAATTGGTTCGTTAAGTGACCTCGCACCATTTGATCTGCTTCATACCTCTCCAACACCTGCGAATTGTGAAACTCTATGAACATGTTCCTATCTTCAACTGGCAATTTTGTTGGGGGTGGTTGCGTCGGAAACTCTCTTTCCTGATGGCTATATTCCTCCGGCATGAATTCAGGTGTTTCGTCAATGAAAGGTTGAAATTCAGGAGCGTCTTTGTAAGCTTCTTCATTTCTTGAAAGTCTAGCACCACCCCGCAATGCATCTGGATCTATTGTGTTGATCCATGATTCTTCAGGCCACCACCTCTCTATCAAATCGAAATTTGTGCACTTTTCCCGCGGTCCGGCCATATATATGGTCCACTCGGGGGGAAAAGGTTTCCCACACTCGCGGATGGATACAGAATGTTCGCGATTGAATTGCAGTTTCTGACCTCTAACATAACGTTTACGATAGTAGGCCAACTTCGAAAACACTGGATGTGAAGCTTCGTGTTGTTCCGCAATTCCGTTATGAACCCAATTTGTGTAAAACAGGATGTTAGCTGATCGCGTCATCGCCGTATAAATCAAAGAGCAATCCGAACCGGCCATGGTGCCTTCCGAAATGTGAATAATGGCTAATTGTGCTGTAACACCAATAGAACCAGAAAATGATCTCGCCTCAACTTTCCGCAACTCACC